TGGGCTACATCCACAATGGGCAGAGGCAGTCACAAAGTTTGAAAAGCGTGAGTTAGAGCGTTTGATTAAAAGCGGAATGAAAGAGGCAAAAGCCCGTCAAACATCTGCCGCGTCTGCATCTAAGTACGCTGACCGCCTACGCGGTGCAAGAGCCACGATGATTGCTCGCACCGAGATTCAGATTGCACAAAACGAGGGACGCTACGAGGGCTGGAAGCAAGCCGATGAAGCGGGCTACATAGACCCAAGCGCTTTGAAGATGTGGGTAACAGCCAAAGATGAGCGCACATGCGATGTTTGCGCCCCGCTTGATGGTGAGTTGGTACCTTGGAACGGCGTGTTCTCTATCGGGCTTGAGGCGCCTATCGTGCATCCTAATTGCCGTTGCGCGATGGTGATGGTTCCACCTGACAGGGGAACAAAGTGAGTCTAGTAATTAAATTCGAAGCAGGGCTTCGTCCAGTAATTAAACACGGCACTCACGACCAAAGCACTCATGGTAACTGGGCAATCGGTAGAAGTGACGCATGGAGCGTTGAGACAAAAGCAAACGAAACAACTCTCAGCCAAGAAAGAGACAGAACATTACTCAAGGTAACAATCCCAAATAAATTGCTTTCTGATTCTAAATACAAAGAAAGCGTTGAAAGCGCTCTAACAACAATTGAAAAGTTGCATACTGATTATCCTATCAACACAGAGGTTAAATTCAGAGACGGAGAATTGGAACAAGCAAAATTTTTAGCGCAAACATGGTCTACCAACATGGTTTACGGAGTTGTTACTACACAAACAAGCCAAATCAACATTGCAAAAAGATTCTTTAGTGAAGATAGAGAAGTTCAAACACACACGCTGACTCACGAATGGGGTCACGCTGTAGATTCTCGCCCTAAAGATGTTGCAAAACAACAAGCAGATAAATTATCTCTAGCGATGTTTAATGATGACTCTATCCCTATGACTGACTATGGTTACACAAGTGACAGAGAAGCCTACGCTGAGGCTTTTGCTATTAAAGTAAACAATTCTCATAAGGGTGGGATTTACAGTTCTCGAGTACAACAAAATCCTAAGTGGGAAGAAGTATTTAAGATTTTTGACTTAGATTCTCTCAAGAAGGCTTTGGGAGAGCGTGTTAGTTTCAAAGTGTGGGATACCTTTGATGCAAACAATCCTCCTAAACTTATTGAAGATTATGACCCAACGGTTCAAAAGCATCAAGAACACGACCAGTCCAGTCATGGTAATTGGGCTACAGGTCAAAAGGGTGGTAGCGGATTAAGCCATCGCGAGATGTTTGAATTGAAAAAACAACCTGACCCTCTTGTAAGCAAAGTTTATGCTGCTGAAGAAAAAAATCATAATCAAATTCAAGATAAAAATGCAGATATGCCTTCTGCCCCTAATCGCACACAATTTACTAATTATGCTGATTACGACAAAGCCTACAAACAGTATTCAAAAGATTTTACTGCTTGGTCTAAAAAAGTTACAACCTCGCTAATTTCGCCTTTAGGACAAAAGCATTTAGATGGAACGCCTCGAGGTCTTAATGGTTATGTAAGAGATGTAATAAGACAAGATTGGTTTGTTGAGGCATTTGGAAAAGGTGGGGTTGCTGGAAATAATCTTGAGGTTAAAGTCTCATCTGCTAATGAGGCTGGGGCGTATCAAATTGGATTCAAGGGCGACCTACCCGTAAGTATTTTGAGAGTAAGCAGAGGCTATTCTAAAGCCGAGCCTACAATTGTCCACGAAATTGCTCATTATGCTACGACGATTAGTGCTACTTCACCTCACGGCGGACACGGAGTAGAGTTTGCTCGAAATCATATATTCATAACAAGTAAATTATTTGGTGCGAGTTTTGCAGACGGACTTGAGAAATCATACAGAGAGGCAGGTATACCTCTTGGAGACTAAAGATTACGGCTGGGAAATTATTGACCCAATTCATCCTGATTTAATTCCTAAGCCTCAAGTTGAAGATGTCTTGAAGCATGGCGAGCATGACCAAAAGACCCACGGAAATTGGGCTTCAGGCAATTATGAGAATCTTGCTGATTGGTTCAAAGATGAAGTAAAAGTCTTTGCATCCGAAACAGACAAAGAAGTTTATTTCATGGAGAAATTGTTTAGCCAACGCCTAAAAGGTTTCACCGAGTTGGCTCATCCTGAGTTTTCGGGAGCAATCAGTTTCTATGAAAGTCGTGGCGGTTACGACATGAATGAGGCTTTGCGTGACCCTCAGATAAGTGAAGATGGCTATAAATCAAACATTGATTTACTTGATAAGGCAATAGAGACCGCTCCCGCATTAAGTGAAGAGTTAATTGCTTATCGAGGAGTCAAAGGCAACGGATTAAAGTTTTTTGAAAATCTTAAAGTTGGAGATACATACGAGGACAAGGGCTACACATCAACAACAATTGATGCTGGAGTTGCTCAACAATTCGGTGGGGTTCAACCTTATTACGACGGCTTAGTTTTCCGTATGGCATTACCTACTGGCACAAAAGGAATCTTTCCTGCTGGCTATCATGAACCTATGTATGGATGGACGCCATCCACGACTGAGGCTGAGTTCTTGTTACCAAGAGATAGTAAATTTAGAGTCGTTGCTCAACGGGGCAAGGTTTGGGATGTAGAGTTGGTGAAACCATGAACCTAGAAAAATTCCAGCACACATCCGAAAAGGGTCTTTCCCTGGTATTGCAAAAGCACGGTACCCATGACCAAAAGACTCACGGCAACTGGGCAAACATGAGCGTCGATGGACAAACAGTTGAGGGCAAAACCATCACAGGCTTGATAGATAAGTTGAGCGAGAAGGAAACTCCAGGTTTTTCTATCGATATTCGAACAAAGACATCGCCTAGAGATGGTTTTATTGCTTCTGACCAAGGAGCCGAGAGAGTGCTTGATTTCGCGCCTCTGAGGGCTTCTAGGGCGAGTTTGAGGACGGCTTTGAAGGATTACATTAGCGACCATGCTGAGTTGCTTGATAACAAGGGCAGTTTTTTTGGCGCTTGGGTAGAGCAAGGGAAACTTTACTTAGATGTCTCAAGAAGATACAGTTCTCGGTCAGAGGGTGTACGAGCAGGTTTCAAGAATGAACAAAAAGCAATCTACGATGTCGTCAATGACTCGTATATTTATATGAAGGATGAGGTCGATGACAGAGCAAACAAAGCCCGTGTTAGTGGAAACTTCGAAACCAGTCAAGGAAATGACGGAGCAGGAGAAGGACGCCTTCGTGGACGAAATCTTGGAAGCAATAGAGGGCAACCTGTAACAAATCCGCATATCTGCTTAGGTAGGTATCAAGTTCAAAAACACCGACAAGGTGAGCATGACCAAGCAACACATGGCAATTGGGCAGGGGATAGATACCCAACCGATTCAGTTAAGGGCGCTCGAGATGGCGCAAAAGAGTACGCTTTCAAAAAAGGCTTGAAGCCTGATGAAACAATTGATTACAAAAATGTTGTTGCTAATCGTGAACGCGCCTCTCGTATCGCTGATATTTATGACACTCTTCCTAAGATGGATAGAGATGCAGTCGATGAATACGAAGCATTAGCATCTGAAGTAGAAGAGCAATTCGACTTCATGACTAAGACTCTAGGAGTCAAGGTTGAGTTTGTTGCCGAGGACCCATATAAAACATCCAAAGAGATGTTTGAAGATGTCAGTCGTGGAACACTTAAAGTTTTGCAAACAGAGACAACAGGCGCACACCCGCTTTTCTCAGATGCTCAAAACAATAAATTCCGAGCAGTTCACGATTACTTTGGACACGCTGCTACTGGTCGTGGATTCGGTCAAGATGGCGAAGAGGCTGCTTGGGTTCATCACTCTCAAATGTTTACACTCAAGGCTCGCGCTGCATTAACAACAGAAACACGCGGACAAAATTCATTCTTCAACAACAGAGGTAAGCAGTTCGCTGACCAAAAGGTTGCACTACTTCCTGAAGAGTTTTGGTCTGTGCCAGCGGTATTCCAAAAGATTAAAATTATTCGTTTTGCTGCTGGATTAAAGCCAATCTTCAAGCATCAAGAACACGACCAGTCCACTCATGGAAATTGGGCGCGTGGTAATACTGAACAAGAGGAAGCGCTTATCAACGAGATGGAGAATCTAGGTCCATCGCTACAAGATTTAGAAAATGCCCTGACTCCTGCGGAACAGCCTGACTACACAGAATTAAAAGATTATGTCAATAACGATGCGGGTATGTACGAGGCAGCCATTGAAGGAATTGACGAAAGAATGAAAGAGCGTTACCAAAATTTAACTGAGGAA